ATACGAGATAATAATCCTTGAGATCTTGCATCTTCTGGTAAATTATCTACAAATTGTTCTGGTGTAGCACAAGCTAACCAATTAAGACATGGGCCTTTTATAATATATTCCCCAGATGTTTTAGTCTTGTGACTATATTCTTCTTTAGAATCCCACATATCTGTCATAAACATTTGAAGATATCTCTCATGCCTACCCATAAACGTACCAAATTCTGATGTAACTAATGTCATTGATGAATCATAAAATTCATCCAACGCAGGTGTTGATAATCTTAAATCTAATCTAGTAATCTTAGTCATATCTACTGCTAATTTTTCTGGAGTAATTCTATCTTGTATCACATACAGTGGATAATTACGTAAGCCATACTGATCTAATCCAGAATTAAAATTTTGATCATCTTCAGTAGTGCCCACAGGTGTGGTTAATTTACTAAATATTTTTGTGAATGGTAGTATTAAACTTACTGATTTGTTTCGTCCTGGAGGGGCAATTAATACTACAAATAAGTTGGATCTAATATCATAGTTAGCCATTGGATACCACACACGTCTACCCATAGCCCCAGCTACTGCACTTAATGCGCTCCATTGTGCAAATGGTTTTGGTATTGGGCTATCTGCTACTGCATCTACTGATGCCTTTATAAAATCTGTATAGTTTCTACTCATGTGGTTTCCATTTCTTCATGTTCTTCCAATCGAGACCTGTCTCACAATCAGAAGGAATAATCATTTCTTTTTCATTTACTTGTATAGGATTTTTCATACAAGCTAATATCTTAGGGATAATTTCTTTTTCTTTTCCAATAGGAAACTGACCCAATATCGCATCATGTACTTGTCCTAATATTTCTACGCCTTCATTATTTAATTCATTCCATACACGATACAATCCTAAGTTTAATAAATCTCCAATAGTTGATTGAGGAATATATGCAATTGCTTTACGTAATGTTGTTGCATCATCTAGTCTTCCCCAGAATTGTCTACGTCTACCTAGTGGAGTTGTAAGTGTGCCTTCTAGTTGTAATTGCTTGGCAGTATTATCATGCCACTTTCTAATGCCAGGAAATGCTCCTTGTATTTTGACTAAGGAAGATGCACCAGTCCCTATAATCGTGCCCCCATCAATTAGTTCTTGGAAACCACCTTCCTTGTCTTGTTTGTGCCACCTCTCCAATGATGACAACGCAACTACTCCACCATAGTAAAGTAATTGAAACCTCGTTGCATGTGAAATCTTAATCTTTAAATGTCTACCTAAAGATGTAGCAGATAAACCATAATTAGTTCCATGTCCTGCTCGTTTACACATATCTCTATAACTAAAATGTCCTATGTAAGGACGATCAGCTAATTCTCTATTTTGTGCTAAGTCAGAAGACCAACCCATATTGGGCCACACCATTTTAACTACTTGAGTATGTAAGTCTTCTCCTTCACACGCATTTACATATCCTTCATCACCTGCTACATATGCAGTAACTCTAGATTCTGCTTGTTCTAAGTCAGCATAAAATAAAATGTTACCTTCATCGGGTACAAATATTTCACGCATATCCTTTGTAATATTTTGTAAGTTAGTTCCTGTACTCCAAGGACTTTCTGAACTTGCCCATCTGCCTGTCTCAGTACCAGCTACTTTAAATGAAGTACGAAGTCTACCATCTTCATCTCTTTTACAATTAAGAATATTTAATTGTTTATCTATATCTCTCAAAGCTAAAATAGAATTACAAAAAGGACGAGCACGTGGGTATTCTTTTCTTAAATGTTCTAATGCTTCTTTATCTGTAGATACTTTTTGTTTACCTTTAACATAAGAAATAACTGGAGGAAGCCCCAACCATTCATATAAAAAACTTTTTAATTGCGTAGGACTATTGTGGTTAAGATCCTTTTCCCATACAGCTTCAGCAAAAAGATTTAACATTCTCTCCACTAATACTCTGTTCTTGACAAGGGGGGCTCGGATTTCTCCAGCCTTCTTCTCATCAACTTTAAGTCCACGCAACATCATATGCATTGCAGGTTTTAAACTCTGCAATTCAAACTCATATGTCTTTCTAGTTGTTTGGTCTAACTCATTGGATAGCTTACCCCATATCTCATGAGTAAGCGCACAGTCTAATCCACAATAAACCCATAAGGTTTGTTCTTTAGACAGTTCCTTCTGTGCTATCTCCGTGTTTCTTATTACTCTCATCATCCCTCTCCTGTATGACTTCTATTAATTTATTAATAAACCATTTAGCTTTTTCTAAATCTTGTATTGGTTTCCCCTTGTGTTCATGTCTCCATAAATATTTAATAGCTGATGCTTGTAGGTAATATTTAAAGCCGTCTCCTTGACAAGATTTAATCGCATCAATACAACCAATGCCACCTTTGTTATAGTGTGCTGGAAAATTTACTGGATCATTCTTTTCTTTTTCTTCAATCTTTTTTGATAATTCAATCATGTCTTTTACGCTTGTCATTTACTATCCTCACTATATAAAAAAATTCTTCTTTTGCTTTTTCTGGATCCAACATGGCGAAGTCACATATTAAATCAAAATCATCGCTATCATTAATCAACCAATGAATAGCATCTTCTCTAAACTTTATGTATTCTTTATCGTTTCCTAAATAAGATATGTCTTGCATAGCTTGATCCAATACAGAACGCCAAAGTAATATCTCATTCTCAACCGCATAGTGCTCCTCTTCTATCGGCTTGGCCGCAAAGTATTGGGGACGTTTCATAAAGTTTTATTCCTCTGCTTTCGTACTCTTGGAAAAACTTGTTAGATTTTTCCATGCCCCCTCGTTAGTATAAATAGAACCTAAGTAACCCAAACTTTTTTCCATCTCTGGTTGGAGAGAATGTTGTGCATGCATTGTATCATGCACAGTTCCTTTGACTTCTATTTTATATTTATGACGCAACCACGATATATCATACGTTTGATTCTGTGCTACTTTCGTAACATTAGGGTTGCTTAGTGTTCGTTTAATTCTATCCCATACTAGTAATTCATTAGAATAATCCCAATAGTCTTTACTATCTTCTGTTTTAAATGGAACTACCATTGCTCTTTTTTTATTAGGCGCAAATCCTATACAAGTTATTTCACCAAATGCAGTTTCAATATCAAATGATAAAGGATTGTCTGCGTTGTTAAGTAGTTCACATTCAGTTAAGAATTCATCTACTTCTTGTAGTGTTGGTTCAATTAATATTTCTCTTTCAGTATGTTCTATTTCAATATTATCTTTAGCACTAACTGCCTTCTTTAAATCTGCCGCTACGGTTGGTCTAAACGAATAGTTTTTTATTATAGATAAAGGACTGTAAGTAGGCATAATTTTATAAGGTCTTGTTGCCCACTCTGAATCTGCTTCAAGGAATGAACCTCTGTATGACCCGACTTTATCTAAACCATATAAAGACCATAGAGATATATTACCCATGGCTATAATAATTGTTGGATTATATTTATTTATTTCATCTTTTAATCTTTTTATATCTTGTTCATATTCTTCTTTTAAATATCCATATTGGGTGGGCACAAACTGTGACCTCCACTCTGTTTCTTTTTTTAATTTTTTGTATTCACTTCTTTTGTGAAAGAAATTCTGTGGGTTTTCTTGTGCAGGTTTTAATTGAATGGCATGAGTGAGCATAACAGTCTGTGCATTTATACCTGCGAATTTGCACATAGGATTCAGTACTTGCTGTATGCCTCCTGTATTTATTTTGTTAAGTCTAGATTCGGTAGTCGTAGGATATTCTAAAACTATGCAAACAGAATCCCCAGAATCTGGAACCTGAGACTCAACCCGCTTATGTACTGCGTACTCACTCATGTATTACAAATTACCTATTAATTATTTTCTTAATAGACGCTTGTAATATATCTTTATTCTTACCAACCATCTCGTGCTTAACTACACCAGAAAAAGATTGGCCGATTGCTTGTTCAAGCAACTCACCAAAAGACGACTCTTGATCCATGCCTAGAGATCCTGTTAAGAAACTCTTTAAAGACATCGCTGGATTTTTTTGTTTCATAGCATTAGGTGTTGCCCAATACTCTAGTCTTGTTGGTTCTGCGTTAGCTATATCAGCTTGATCCAAGTCTGATTGAATCACTGCTGTAGCTTTCACATTTATCTTCACTAACGGAGTTTGGTTCTCACCAACTCTGTCGGAACGATAGCTAGTAATTACAAAATCGTAACTACCCTCTGGTAAAGTAACCGTTTGTGGTACTTCATTTGGTGACATACTTAAAAAGTCACTCACGTCTGATCCTGTCATGGTATATACCCTCCTATTTTGACATTGATTTTGACAACTTCTTCTTTGCGTTACCTTGAATTGCATCAAACAATTTTGCAAGATCAAGTTCTGTATTAGGTTCTAATATATCTAATGCAGGAACTTTAAGATCCATTCTATGATCTGATACAGTTCTCAGTGATCGCTCTGTGCCTTTGCTAGAACTCTTAGTGTCCACTCTACAAACACAGTTAAAGTATCGACCCAATTTTGTAGATAGCTTTGAGCCAACACTAGTTGGATATGATTTACTCACACCCAAATCTCCTTCCATGTACTGCATGTGTGTTGTCACCACAACATTACACGGAACTTCCGAACCAGTTATATATTGAATGAGGTGTTGCACATCTCGTGCCGCTGTTCCCCACTCTGGTTGAGAAGGTTGATCTGTTGGTTTCTTGTTATTAAAAACTAATGCACTACGTAATGCAGACTCTCCCATAAGGGTGAGACTGTCTATCACAAGCACATCATCTTTAGTCCAAGTCTTAACAGAACCAAAATCTTCAGTACCGTCTTTCCAATTAGCAATTAAATTTGCCCCCTTTCTAAAAGCTTGGGCTTGTCCAATTGGATCTTTAAGTGTCACATAAGACACACGACTTACTGCTTCTGGTGTTAGTAAGTCTGGTAATATAGATAGACCATCGTCATAATCTAATATGCGAAGGTTCTTTCCTGCGTTAGCTAATGAAGCTAGTGCCGCAGTTTTACCAGATCCACTGTCGCCTACCAGTAATAGTTTAGTTACATCTGTTGATGCATGTTGTTTAATGTTTGCCATATTCATCTCCTATTTTTGTATTATATCAAAATTTTTTAAATCCGTCAATAGTTTTTTTAAACACCACAAGCTCCTTCACATTCGTTGTTAAAAAAATCCATTTGTGTTTCGTCTCCCAAGTCTAGTTCTTTCATAGGAACTCTGGCAGCATTTAAAAACAACTCATCATTTTTGTTTCTTGATTTGTTTCTAATAAACTCATCCAGCGCAATAACCTCATCCCATTCAATCTTATTAGTTTTAATTTCTCTCCACTCAGCAATTGAATGAAACGGACAATAGGTGCAAGCTGATCTTGGAGGCTTTGGATATCCTTGTTCTTTCATCCAATCTAAACAATCTTGCCTAGTCATATTAAGATCAATTAAAGGATAAACATTTGTGACATACGACAATTTATTTATTCTCATTCGCATGGATTCATCTTTGCTTATGCCCATAATCATCTCAACTTCTGTGCCTTTTTTTCTTCGTTCACCTGGCTTTAATCCTAACAGTTGTCGCATTTTTTTAATCACAACATCTACTTTATAATGTCTAGTACATTGTCTTTGAGATAAGCCCTTTTTTCCTGTGACTTTATCTTTTGTAAATACGGG